AAAAGAAGATATCCAGTTAATACACATACATTTTTTTCACTCCCACTGGGCGGACCACTGGGCGGAACTAAAAGAAAACGTCGCAAATCACGAAAGTCACGAAAGTCACGAAAGTCACGAAAATCGCGTAGATAAATTAGGTACTGGCCTACAAGGAACAAATGCTTGTAACGCTTCTGAAGCAGAAGCAAAATTTTCTCCACTTTTTTGTTTTCATATGATATGAAAACAAGAAAAATCTTTTAAATCCGTTTGGGAACACTAAAAAAATATAGTTTAACATGTTATATGGTAAGCGTTCGGTGCTTACGACCAGTAAGTTGGTAGTAAGCATAATACTTCCACACTCGCTCGGCCCTTGCCGGAACCATGTAGCTTACCATAGGATCTTTCTTATACTCGTTAAACAATCGCATTTTTTTAGGAAACATTCGATAGTCGTATGTAAGGTATTTATCAATCCATTTTTCCCAATCGATCGGCGGCTTATGAATTGGTGGACAACGAGGAGCTGGCATGGTTTGTAAATATAATTTATATAAATTATTTAAACTTATTTATATAATTTAAACTTATAAAATTGAAATAGAAAACCCTTCTTGACCGCATGAATCTCAAATGAATCAGTTTATTCAAAACGACTCTTGGATACATAACGACATTCTTTTAATGTATCCCTCCCAAGCAACTCATGAATCTCACAATATATTAGAGGTAATGACGTGGCCCTTGTTCATGATTGGTGTATTTTTGAAATTCATGGAATGGATAGAAGGCATTGTATAATCCTAGCCCCCTTCCAAATGTAAATTTTACGGGTTTTAAACTAGCCATCCCTACACATTTTGCTTGAATGACAGGAGAGGCATATTTGGTAGCTAATAAAAATCTTGTAGACACTCCAACAGAAGTGTAAAATGTTAATTGTTCACATAGTCTGAAATGTCGTCAAGAGAATGGAATTCGCGGCCGTTCTGGTACATGTAGGTGTATTTTCGTTGAGGCAAATAAAACGTCAGCATTTGACTCAATTGTTTTTGGGTAAATGAACTCGTTTGCTTTATCTCGACGTACTGACCTCTCCGAATGATGAAGCCGACATGAGGTTTGTGCTCGAGGCAAATGAGGGCGGTAAATTCAGGCATGGTATACTATAGTTAATCGATTAGTTTATTTTCAATTTTTTGTCGTAAATCAAAACAAATTGTATTTTATGTAACGAAACCCTTCTATACTTTTATCATGAAGCCGCTTCCATTTTTTATGAACATAATAAGCATCCGGTTTTGAACAACGCGTCCATCTTGAAGTTGAATAACGATCTGGTAATCGTGTCTTTTTAACGGCCGTCACATTTAGTTTAGGTGGATCTTGTAAATCTTGTACAGATTCGTATATATCGTGTTCTTTGCATGGTTCACATGTAGCCAAATAACCACCAACCCCTTCATAACACCGAGAACAATGGTATAGATAACAATCTGACACACCACATTGGTCACATTTATGATAGACGCGCCTACCTACATCAAATAAATTAATTGAGTTGATCGCAGAACATTTGCAAATTGTGACCGCCATTTTTACATTTATAAATTTGTAAATATCATTTCAATTTTTTAATATTCTTTATAGTATGGAACAAATAAAATGGGCTCCTGAACACGAATCTGTTCTTGCTGAATGGGCAGATAAATCAAATTGTTACAAATGGTTACACACTAAATGCAATGAAAAATTTCATTCTCTTCATATTTGGTATACAATACCGGTTATCATCATGAGCACCCTTACGGGAACGGCCAATTTTGCTCAAAATAAAATTCCTGCCAGTTTTAGAAGCTATGCCACTATGATTATTGGTGGTGTTAACATTGCGGCAGGAATCATTACTACCATTCAACAATTTTTAAAAATAAATGAATTAAATGAAGCCCATCGCGTTGCTTCTTTAGCATGGGACAAATTTTATCGAAAATTAAAAGTTGAATTATCTAAAAATCCAGATGAACGACAACCTGTTTCAGAATTTTTTAAATCCGCAACCGAAGAATATGATCGTTTAATGGAAGCAAGTCCTATGATTGAACATGATATTTTATGCCAATTTAATAAAATATTTGGAAATAAATTTACAGAAGAGTTTTCAAAACCAGAAATATGTGATTCTTTAGTCAGCGTCAAAACTATCATTTATAAAAAGAGTGATTGTGAAAAAAGAGGTAAAATTATGAAAGAGTTGGTTGGTGATATTATGATGGTTCATACAGAACGTCAAGGTACCCAACACCAATTCATTAAAGAATTTTATGATAAATTTCAACAAGAATTACAACGAACACCTACCCGACAAGAGTTAATTGACAATTTAATATGTGAACCCAACGTTCAAGAATTATCAATCAATGAAGAGTCCATTGATGAATTTATTGATTCTTTATAATGTAAATCCATCTGTTCTAAAGGATACACATATAATGGTTTCAATCACAACAAAGACAAATAAAAGTGAATTTCCTACAATTAAAAACGAACTTGCTCTATCATCTTGTGTAGAAGAGTACAATAATAAATGATTAATAAATATAGTAACCATGGTAAAATAAGAAAACGTGTACCATGCACGTGGCATAGATTCATCCATAATGTAACTTTTGTTGTTCAATAAACAATATCCAATGTAAAACAATGTCAATGCTAATAAAATAATAGAATTTAATGAATTTAATATAATATTTTTTAATTGAATGGCTTTAGTTTGCATTTCGTACAAATATACAGAAAACGTTAAAAAGATGGAAATACACATTGTCCATGCTCCTAAAAAAATAGCTTTACGAATATTCAACATAGATACAATAAACGCTGATATAGCAATAAATAATGAAATAGCATATATGTTTTGCATATAAAGGATGGACATATTTTTTTAAAAGTTATGCGATACAAGAATTGTGTCAAATGTTAACATAGATACCATGTTAATATTATAGGGTCCAGATAAGATTTTGTATATTCCAACACACAAATTTCAGTCACAAATTAACTTAAAAATGATGATCTACATGATGATCTACATGATGGTGTACAGGATCTACATGATGATCTACAGGATGGTGTACAGGATCTACATGATGATCTACAGGATGGTGTACAGGATGGTGTACAGGATCTACATAATGATTTGTTAAAAATGAAACACCTTCATAATAACGTCCCTTCTCTCCACAGAAGTAATAATTTTTTCTTGAACGATTACAATCTAAATAATCATCATCTATAATTGGAAATAATGAACATTTACCAACTTTTTTACCTGTAGGTTTAATAAAATGTTTGCATTTAGTGCACAAGTTTTTTGACAAAGAAAAAACAGATCCAATTGAAATAAACATAAGAAAAAACTTCATATGATGTATTTTTATTTTTATATTTTAAAATTAACATAAAAATTTTACGATGTTTAGCATTTGATATAATATAATAGAATAATATGTATTCTAAATTATTATCCGTTCATACAGAAGACAGAGATATTACAAAATATCCATCCTCTTCTAATTTTGCGATTGATCTTCCAGTAGAATATAAAAATGTATATAGCATGAAATTAATTGATATTGAACTTCCATCTAACTATTATGTTTTTTCAGAAGCAAACCAAAATACAAAATTATCTGTTTCTGTAAATAATATTCAACAAGTGATTACTATTACGGAAGGCACATATTCTCCTATACAATTGGTATCTGAATTAGAAGGACAATTAAATTTAGCATTTACTACCATTACATTATTCAAAGTATATTTTAATACAACAGCTATGAAATTTGTATTTTCATGTAATGATCCATTTACATTTATATTTACACAACCAGAATCTTATTCGGGAAATTCTTTTTATGATCAATATACTCAATGGGGGTTAGGAAATTATCTTGGATTTTCTAAAGCTATTTATAATTCTACTTATTTTACAGCCTATCCAATGTTTTCAGACAATATAGTTTTGAATAATTGTAATTTAATTGAATCACACTTTACAGCATCCATATTTGGAGATTCACACATTTACATGGAACTGGACCAATACAATAGCATAGACGAACTTGAACCTTATACCAAACGAAGTTCTAGTATGTTTACTGCAAAATATGGCGGAAAACATAATTCATCGTTTGCAAAAATACCCATGTTAGCTACGCTGAATGAAAAATTTTATGTAAGTAAAGAAGGATTTTTATTTAATATTTTTTATAGTGAACCACCACTTGAACGCATTCAAAAATTAAAATTTAAATTTAGATACCATGATGGACGACCTATTGATTTTGGAAACGCAAATTTTAGTTTTACAATTGAATTTAAATTAGACAAAGAGTACATTAAAAATAAATAGTTTTTCGTTTAGTTTTCTTTTTTCTACCACCACGATTTCTATATTTGTCATGTATATACTTAATTTCATCCAAACGATCTTTATATAAAGTTTTTGACTTTATTATAGGTATGTAACCATTTCTAAGATCCAATGGTTTATCTATAAGAGTAATCTTGGGCGGAAATTTTATGTCGCGTTCATTATCTAACCATTTATAAACATCATCTTGTTTAACATAATAAAATGCAGTAACTTGATGCCTAAGTCCACTAAAAAGATCTATTAAATCATCAATATCATCAAGATGTTCAATTCTTACACCAAGACTTTCCAATAATAGTACATAATTATTATAATTTACATATTCATAAGACATATCGTATTTTAAAATTTCATGAATTTCTTTAACATACATCATTATATTTTTTAAATCATCAAGTGTAAACATTTCTATTACTTCAGCAGGACCATCTGGTGTATCTACCATAAGAGGATCTGGATGTTGTCGTTCACTGGCATCAGGTTCATTTAATTCTCCGTGTATACGTTTAGGTGCTACAATACCTAACGTGCGCGACATATTATAAATTATATTATTTTAAAAAAGTTAAACCAAAAAAAAATTAGAATTTGTATAATTTACACATATTTAATGTCATGATGTGGTGATTCATATACATTTATATCTAGTTTTTTCAAATTATATTTTATAATATAACTATCCCATAAATTATGTAAATTAGGAACGTTGTAGTCATCCATAATTAATATTGTTCCTTGTTTAGATAATCTATATGAATTTATAATATCGCTATCAGCAACTTCTGTGGTATGTCCTCCATCTATATGTATTAAATCATAATTAAGCCCGGGGGGGCGAAAGGAAGGGGGTAATGTTTTTGTACTATCTCCAATTGTTATATTTATTCTATCACCAAATGTTTCCTTTAATTTTTCATAACAAGGTATTGTATATTTATGCTCTCCTAAATCAAAGCAAGATATACAAACGTTTGGATTAGTTAACAGAATTAACAATGTAGAAAATCCAGCATTAAAACCAATCTCCATTACATTTTTTATATTTTTATTTAATACCATATTACTTATATTTTTTGTCTTATTTGAAAATGTATCTGTATAATTAGTTGTATGATGTATCATAAATATATTTCCTTCTAATAATTCTCCACAATTATTTATAATTGGTAATAAATTTACATTAATATATTCTTTTGCGTTAATTATGTTATTATTTATAGTAAAATCTTTTATATTATTCAAAAATATA